GATAACTCCAACGACTCCAAGATCATTGGTAATTTTATTCAGGGTGGTGGGCCCTGTTTATACTTTACTCGGGGAGGTGTTTCTGGCCAACAAGCAGAGGGTGTTATCATTGCGGCTAATACCATATTCAGCAATGGGACTAACTCTGGCTCTGGTATAGTTTTTAACGGTGGTCTTGAGATTAAAATCTTTGACAATGTTATTGGCGAAGTTACACAATACCCAAGTTCTGCTCCGGGCTGGGGTGTTGAATTAGATGGGAGTACGTACCCAATTGCCTTCGCTCAAGTCACTAATAACTGGATGGGTGGATCGACTACTGGAGCAGTTAAAAATGGGTTTGGTGGTTTCTATACTCATGGTACTGTACAAAGTGTCAAGGTAATGGGCAATACGATTTCTACCTTTTCCGGGTATGGCATTGATCTGGACGGGGCTGGAGTAGTAGACTGTGTCATTTCTGGAAATACTATCTATAATGTAGATACTGCGGATATTAGTTTAAATAATCCTGTTCGTATTTTTGTTAAAAATAACATCTGCAATGCCAACGGTGTTCCAGGAACTACATATTCTATTATCGAACAGACCAATACAACACAGAGTATTGTTACAGAGAATACCTTCTTAAACAAGGCCCCAACAAAATCTACAAAGAGTTTGTATCGAGACAACTTTGGTGTAGATGTTGGAACTGGACTAACCAGCACTAGTCGAGGACTCAGAGGCGCTTTGATGAGACAGACTTCTCCTCAGAATGTACCTACTGGGGCAGGTGTTCCTACTCAGATGGTTTTTGGTGCTACTGAATGGGATACGGATGGATGTGTTACTAGTACAACTACAATAACTACCCCAGCATGGGCAACAAAAGCAAAGATCACCGCTGCGGTTTTGTTTGAGACGACTTCCACTGTAGGGGACAGGACAATTGCTGTGGCCAGAAACGGCTCTTTTAGTTATAATTATCAACCGAACTGTGTCAGTATTGGAAGTGGTACTGGGTATATGTGGCATAATCCAACTATACATTCTGCTTGGATTCCTACCTCCCCGGGAGACACGTGGTCAGTATGGGCTGGTCAGAATTCTGGGGGTACTTTAGCTACTAACCCAGCTCTGGGAACTTGGTTTCAAGTGGAGTTTATGTAATGTCTACCTCTAATTCGTACTCGTTTACTGTAACACGAGATGATATTATTAATGCTGCCCTTAGAAGCCTCTCTGTTCTGGATCAGGCTTCTACTGCGAATGCAACAGATTTAACAAACTGTGGCCAAGCACTTAATATTTTGATGAAAGAGTGGGCAGATGATGGTGCCCCTCTTTGGGCAATTCAGTGGGTTCAGGTCCCTCTAGTAGCTAACACAGCCTCCTATACTATTGGACCAACTGGAACTGTGGTATTGCCTTATCGCCCAACCCGTATCATGTCTGCTTTCTTGAGAAACAATAATAACAATATTGATAATACACTTCAAATTGTTTCTAGAACAGAATATGAAATGCTTGGTGATAAGACTAGCAAAAGTATTGTACATCAGATTTACTATGATGCTCAGCTACCTAACGGCGTAGTGTACTGCTATAACGTTCCTGTTGATAGTAACTATACTATTTGGTTATCCATACAACGACCGGTTCAGGATATTACTACAGGCTCTCAAAACTTTGAGGTTCCACAAGAATGGTTCTTGTCTCTTAAATGGAGTCTTGCAGAAGAGGTTGCACTTGAGTATGGAGCAGACCAACAAACACTTCAATATGTAACCCAGAAAGCTGCTCATTTTAAACAAAAGGCATTTGATTGGCAACAAGAAGAAACATCAGTATACTTCTCTGTTGATCCACAATCAATGTATTTAGGACGTAGATAATGACAACTGTTCGTCTTCCTCTTGCTGGTTCTCAAATCAATACTAGAAATGGCTCTCTTGCCTACGATGCACTGCTCCAAAACTGTATTGTAGAGAAGGCAGGGGATGACCCAGCAGTAATGAAGCGAGATTGTTATACAGCTATCTATACACCAAGTGCCGGGTATTTAATTCAGGGAATGTGGGAATTTGGTAGTATTATTTTTTGGGTAGAAACCTATACAATTGCTGGTACTGTCTATTGTAGGCTACTGAAAGATACACAGCCTTTTGGGTCTCCCTACACGGTTGCGTGGTCTGATGGTGTCCTTGCTTTTGGTGATCAAGATTATCAGATTTGGGCAGCTTATGATCCTACAAACGGGAAGCTGAGCATTCATAATACAACAAAAATGTTTTCAGATGCTTCTGCTGTGCCAGTAACAAAACCAACAGCAAGTAATCTGGCTGCTGGGGCTGCTTGGCTAGATGGTTACTTTTTTATCTACTCGAAAGATGGGAATATCTACAATTCAAATTTGAATGATCCTACCACTTGGAATGCTTTGGGGGCAATCAAGCCAAACGTAGCTATAGGTACACCAACAAGATTGATTAGATACATTAATTATCTAATTGCTTTTGGAGACACTGGGTATACAGCATTTTACGATGCAGCTAATCCTGGCCCGGCAAGCCCACTAAGCCCAGTCCCTAACTTGAATGGTAAAGTTGGGTGCTATTCTGCTAATACAGTTACTGAAGTAGGTAATTCACTCTTTTGGTTAGGTCGATCTTTGGATGGAGCCATTTCTGTTTACTCTATGACTGGCCACGAAGTTAAAAAAGTATCTACTCCTGCAATAGATAGATATATCAAACAGCAATTAGCAAGCATTGATTCTGATACTTTAGCACATTATCTTAATGGAACAGCTCTTACTTTATCTGGGCATCATGGTTACTACATTAGTTTGTTAGGTTTGAGGTATGATGTTGAGACTGGCTCTTGGTCTTACATGACCGACAATACCAACTATCCTGGTCTTACCAATGCGTGGTCAATTTACTTTGCTGCTAGCAATCTTGTTTGCTATGGTAAGTATTCGATTGGGTCTTTGTCTAACACAATATACCAAGAGTACTCTGCAAATATCCAAGTAAAGATTGTTACTAACGAATTTGACAGGGCAAATAATTGGAAATTTGTAAACGACATTGACTTCATCTCAGATAAGAATATAGGTACTCCGCTACTTAGATGGACAGATGATGACTTTAGTACTTGGTCTAGTTATTATTCGTTTGATACTAGTTCTGCTCGATCTAATGTCTATCGTCTGGGTAGAACACGACGAAGAGCTTTTGAGCTAACACATACGGATAATACTCCATTCCGAGCTTATTATCTTGAGATTGATTATGATTTTGGAGAACGATAATGAGTTGGTTGTCTGAACATGCCGGGGGTATTGGAACACTGTTAGGTGGTGGTCTGGGCTTTTTTATGGGTGGCCCACCGGGGGCTATGCTTGGGGCTTCCTTGGGAGGTGCTGCAGGCGGTTTAATGGCGGGGGATTCATATGAGGACCCAAGTAAAAGAGTTTATGATTCATTCAAGGGGTATCGAGGTTACTTTGGTCAACAATTAGCAGACCTGCAAGCAGGATCAAAACAATTTTCTCCTTCTGACCCCAGTTATCAATTTAGATATGATCAGGGCTTAGAAGCAGTAAATAGATCGTTGGCTGCTCAAGGACAGATTGGTTCTGGCCTTCAAATGAAATCTTTGATGGACTATGGGCAAGCCTCTGCTTCTCAAGAGTATGGGAATGAGTGGAATCGTCTGGCTTCTTTGGCTGGAGTTAGTCAAACTGTTGGGGTTGGTAGTACCAATCAAGGCAACCAATTTATGCAGAACCTCGGGGCTGGATTGGGGCTTGCTCAGGGGTTTGGACTCTCCTCTCTGTTCAATCAAGGCTCATCTGCTGGTACTAGTCTTGTTGGTGGTGATATTGGAGGCTCTTTGGGATCAGATTTTGGTGGTACTTTTGATATGGGAATGGGCAACTGGTCAGCTAATCCTGGAGCAATCTCTGGGTTTATTTGGTAAGGGGGTTATATGGCAGGACTAGCCGATTTTGCTAATTCCTATTTTGGTACTTTGGGCATGGCTCAACAGTATCAACTAGGACAACAGCAGAAAGAAATGAATGCTTTAAATCTCCAGAAACAGTATCGTTCTTTGGAGACGCAACAGAAGGTACAGGGAGCTCTAGAACGTCTACATCAAAGCTATCAGAATCCTGTTGGCCAGTCTGGTGACGATGTGGCTGATATGATGTCTCGTGCAAAGATGCTGGACGAAGAAGCAGATATGTATCGTAGGCTTGGTGGAGTAGACTATGAGAAGAATGCAAAAGATGCTTCAATGGAAGCTAATCGTCTTCGTAGAAGTGCTCTCCAAGAAAAGAAAACAGACGCAGAACAGTTCTCTGATGCTGTAATCAATGTATATGACCAGACTAGTTTAGATGGGGCTCTGGATAAGCTACAAGAAGAAAATCCTAAACTGTATCGACAAGTACTACAAGATGCTCAACGCAACGGCGTTAATCTGACTAATTACGAGTCTGCTAAACCCTACTTGGATGCTCGATTTGCTCAGGCAAAAACTATGACTGGTCGTATGAGAGTTCAAGAGCAGATTCTTAAAGATCGAGAAGATGCTGAGATGAAGCGGGAAAAGCAGCGAATCGACAACGAAACTAAACTTGCTCGTCTGGATATGCAACGTCGTGATCTTGATATTAGAATGGCTGGTCTTGATCTCCGAGAGAAAGAACGTCAGCTTAAAGAAACTGCTGAACGGCGTCAACGAGAAGAACTCGAGAGGAAACGCCTCAAAGATTATGCTGACAATGTACAACGATATGAAAAAGATGTACAGAGTCTGTATTCTAATCTGAGTACTAAAGAGAAAACTATTCGTGGTCTAAAACTTACTCCAGAAGAAGAGGTAAAAAAACTAACTGAGGTTCGTTCTGACTATAAACGAGAGTTGGATCGAGTTATTGGAAATGCCAAGGGTATGGGCCTTTCCTTTACTGATAAAAAGATCAAACGACAATCAGATGCTCCAAGCCTTCCCTCTGGCTGGAGTGTAACTGTTAAATAAGGATGGCTATGCCAGTATTTGAATTTAAATCTCCTGAAGGAAAGACGTACCAGATTACTGGGCCAGAAGGGGCTACTCAAGAACAAGCTTTTCAAATTCTTCAGCAGCAAATTGGTGCTGGCACTGCCCAAGAACAGAAACCTAAAAAATCAATTGGCAAAGAGTTTATTGAATCGTTTACTCCAGACAAAGATTCTTCTGTTCAAAAATACTTGTCTGAAGGTATGCTAGGCCGTGTTGGTAAGGGTATTGGTGAAGCAGTTGCTCGTAAGACTTTGTCTAAAGAAGACTATGCTAGAATTGTTCGACAAGAAAAAGAACCAAAACCAGAAACAAAACAACCAACAATTGCAGAGTCGTTTAAACAATTAAAAGACTTTGCAGTTGAGCATCCCGGTGCTACTGTGGCTGAGTTTATTAAAGCTATCCCACAAGACCCAGAACTCTTATTTCCTTTCTTAGGAGAGGCTGGAGGGGCAACGAAAGTAGCCCAGATTGTTGGTAAGCTTGCTGGTAGATTTGGTACTACGGCAGAGAAAGCCGCTGTGACTGGTGCAAAAGTTGCTACTGTAGGAGCTAAGGGAGCTGCTGCTGGGGGTGGCATGGAAGCTGCCGCTCAGGGATTTGAGGGTAAGTTTAACCCTAGCTCCATTGCTAGTACTGCAATTATGATGGGTGTTCTTCCAATGTTGCATACTGGGACTAGAATGACTGTGTCTCAGTACCGTGCACTTGCTTCTGAAGGTCATCTAAAACCAATGTCAGAAGAACGGGCAGTTGATCTCCTTAAACAGATGGGAGTTCCTGAAGAAGCTAACGTATCTCCAAAAGACTTGGCGGCCGAGATCAATCGTCAGTTAGGAATTAAAACATATGCAGAAGTAAAACAAACAACTGAGTCTCGCCGCAAAGATGTAAAACAAGCTTTTAAGGATACTGGAGAAGCCGATTACCTAGAGTTTAAAGCCAGAGAACGGGAGCAATTTACTCAGGATTATGCTAAACGGCAGGAGGAGTTAGCTGCTAAGAAACAGGCTGAGGAGTTAGCTGCTAAGAAACAGGCTACCGAGACCGCACAAAAAGAAGAGTTGGCCAGAAAAGAAGCTGATGTAGAAGCTGCTTGGAATAAATATAAGCAGAATCCTAATATATCCAAAGAAGATGCTTTTGCTCAGGCAGAACGTGAACGGAGTATTCAACAAGCAAAGGATAAGATTGAAGCTGAGTTGGATTCTCTTACATACAAGCTATCAAAACCACGGGTAGGCACCAATCGAAATATGAAAGGTCAGGCTGATCCAGAGGTTCTTGCGGCTATTGGTCTTGTTGGTGGTGGGGCTGCTATTGGATATGCTCTTGGCCCAGAAGATCAAAAGCTGGAGTCTGCTATTGCTGGAGGTGTTGGGGGATTAGTTGCTAAAAGACTTCCTCAGATGGTAGAAGCATTTAAGAAAGACTGGAGAAGTGCCTCTGTAAAGGCAGGAACTACTGCTGGGATTGTAGGCGGTGTTGCTGCTCTAGATGAAAATAATAGAGCAGAAGGGCTGCTTATTGGCTCTGCTATTGCCGGGTCTAGGTTTGCTCGTAAAGTAGCAGCAATGCCTACTGATGAGTATATTAAACTTCGGAATGGTGAGTTGGCTGTTTCTGAACGACAGGCATGGCAACTGAAGTCAGCTTTTCAAACTCTTGTTCCAGATATCTCACGACGAGAAGCAATTTCTTCGGCCATTGAAAAGAATGATCTATCTGGTCTTAATGCCAATGAACGTCTTGTTGCTAATACTTGGAAAGGAATCTCTAATGAGTATGCCCGTCTAGGGAAAGATGCTGGTCTTATTCACGGATTTATTGAGAACTATGTCTCTCACGTAGTTCAAAAGAAAAATCTTCCTCAGAGCAAAGTAAAAGAATTTCTTTCTATGCTTGGCTTAGAAGAGAAACAAGGACTCAATCTAGGTCAAACAGCAACCAAGAGTAAGTTTGGTAAAGAACGTAAGTATGCTACTTTTGAAGAACTTCAGAATGCTTTGAAAGGAACAGACCTAGAGATTAAGACTCGTGACATTGCTGAGATTGCAGAGATTTATAAAAAGAGTATGGATACTGCGATTGCCAATAAGAATCTGATTGAACAATTTAAAAAGACTCATATTGGTGATAAAAATACTCCTGCCCTCATCTCAACTTCTGATAAAGGTGGTTTTGGATATCAATCAATTAATCATCCACAGATGCGTGGTTATTTAGTACATCCTGATGTTAAAGACGCTCTTCAGTTTGTGTTTGATGCTAGGGATAGGAACAGTGCCTTGGCTGCTGCTAAAGCAGTTTCTATGGCTACAAAACGATTGAATGTGGCTATGTCCTACTTCCACGCAACATCTCTGTTACAGGCTGCTATCCAGTCTGGCTACATTGGAGGTAAGTCTGGTGTAGATGCGGCCCTAAAGCAATTTAAAGAGGGCATGAAGGGTGATTTTACTGACAAGCTGCTTAAGTCTGGTCTTAAAGTTGATCCTCCTACAGATGTTAATCCAGAGGCGCTTACTCAACTGGGTGCTCTTCTAGACGACACAATGAACAAGGCATTGGGTACTTCTGGTAAAGTAGGAGAAAAAACTCTTGGCTTTATTGAAGATAAACAGAGAAAACTCTTTGACCGTGTTACTTGGGATTATCTGCATACTGGTTTAAAGTTAGCTGTAGCTACTGAGAAGTATAATCAGGCCATGCTAAGAAATGAGAAACTTCCTCCAGAAAAACGGCTGTCTGAACAACAGATTCTTGAAGGGGTTTCTAGTTATACTAATGATACCTTTGGTGGTCTTGATTGGTTCCGAGTTATGTCTGAATCACAGACTGCTGGTGGTCGTTGGGTAGCTTCTAAGATGCTTAAACCCGGTTCTAGAGATTTCTTACAGGTTATGATGTTTGCTCCTGACTGGACTATCTCTACTGTTCGGGCAATGACAAAAGCGCTACCTGGAAGTACCAGTAATCCAGTAAATGCACGGCTAGCACAGCAATATGCCTTTAGAACTGCTCTAATCTATGGCATCTTGATGAATGCCGCTAATTATCAGTTATCCGGCCATTCTATCTTTGAAAATAAAGACCCAACAAAGCTCGATCTTGGTGATGGTCGTAAAATGCAAGTATCAAAACATGCAATGGAATTTCCTGAGTGGTTACATAATCCTAGACAGACCATGTTGAATAAGATGGGTTGGTTGCCTAAAGAAATTCTTACTCAGGCATTTAATAAAGAATACTTGTCTGCTGACGGGAAAGCACCTCCGATGGAATCTAGACTTAAACATATTTTGAAAGGAGTTGCTCCAATCAGTCTTCAGAGTCTTTCTGGGCCGGGTACGGTAGAAGAAAAAGCAAGTCGGGCAGCTTCTGGCACTGTTGGGCTGTCAGTCTATGGCTACACCAAAGAGCAAATGGATGAAATGAAACGGAATAAGAAAAAGAAGAAGGAATAGGTTAGGATATGCGAATTCTTATTATTGATGTGTGTGGTGCAGCCCTTGACTGGGCTCTTCGCTGTCAGGAATATGGCCATGAGATCAAATGGTACATTGACAAGACAAAGACAGAAAAGAAGTATAACTGGATTGGAACTGGTCTAGTTCCTAGGGTACGTGAGTGGGAACCTCATATGGACTGGGCCGATCTTATCTTCTTGACTGACAATGTTAAACATCTTGATAAGTTAGCCTATTACTTTAATCGTGGTTATCCTATCTTTGGGCCTACATGGGAAGCAGCTAATCTAGAACTAGATCGTCAAGCAGGTGTCGAAGCATTTGAGTCTGTGGGAATTAAAACTATTCCGGGACAAGAATTCAAGAGCTATGCTGCTGCCATCGCATACGTTAAACAGAATCCTGAGAAACGGTTTGTATCTAAGCCTAACGGAGATGCTGACAAGGCACTTAGCTACGTATCTAAGAATTCTGCTGATATGATCTTTATGTTAGAGAAGTGGTCTAAGAGTAATTCTTTGAAAGGATCATTCATCATCCAAGAGTTTATTCCGGGCATGGAAATGGCTGTTGGTGGTTGGTTTGGCCCACATGGCTTTAATAAGTACGTCCTAGAAAACTGGGAATTTAAAAAGCTAATGAATGATGACAAAGGAGTCGCTACTGGTGAACAGGGCACTGTTATGCGTTACGTAACAGAGTCGTTGTTGGCAGAAGAAGTTCTGTTTCCACTAGAACCTATTCTGCATAAGATGGGATATGTTGGCTACGTAGATATTAACTGCATGATTGCTAAGGATGGTACTCCGTATCCTCTTGAGTTTACTAATCGACCGGGCTGGCCTTTGTTCAACATTCAACAGGCACTCCATAAAGGTGATCCTGCTCAGTGGATGTTGGACTTGATTAATGGTAAAGATACTTTAAAGGTACATGAGAAGATTGCAACTGGTGTTGTTATGTCTCAACCAGACTATCCTTACTACCATTTACCTATCGAAGAAGTAACGGGTATTCCAGTCTACGGCGTTGATGATAGTACCAAACCTTGGCTACATCCCTGTGAAATTATGGCAGGTACTGCTCCTTGCTTGGAAGATGGTAAGATTGTAAATAAGAAGATGTGGGTTACTGCAGGCTCTTATATTATTGTCTGTTCCGGTATTGGTAAGACTGTAGAAGAATCTAAAGAAGCTGCATACAAGATTGTAGATAAAATCTCTTTCCCGAATAGTCCAATGTATAGAACTGACATTGGCTGTCGTCTTGAGAAGCAGCTTCCTAAATTACAAGCAATGGGTTATTGTGAAGGGATGGTATTCTGTGATGAGGGAGATGATTGATGATTCCAGCTCCAAGGAATAATCCTGACTTCAACAGTCATGAATGGCAGGATTGGTTCTTCCAAGTATGGAAGGCTATCGGAGGTAGTGGAGGAGGTTCTGTGGCAGATATCTTGAGTAGGCCACCAACGGCCATTATAAACAAATACTCTTCTGGTGGTACAGGAGATATTATCCAAGTTATCAATCTTGGAGGCAAGCAAGTTAATACTGGTGCAATGTCTGCTAACGTACTAACACAGCTAATCAACTTAACTGGTCCTGGAGTTGTATCTCAGTTGGCGGTATATAACGGCTCTGGTACTGGTACAAATGACCGTACTCAGGTAATCATTGATGGGACCATTGTATACGATTCTGTAGTAGCCAATGCTGGTACTGGTTATGGTGTGTATGTAATTGGTAAATGTTCCAATGATACTACAGGAGGTGGTGCAGTATATAACGACATCTGCTTCAATACTTCGTTTGTTTTAAATGTTAGTTCTAACACATCG